AAGAACCAAAGAAGTCTGCTTTACACATATTAGCTACATATGCAGCATCATATAATTGATTATTCTCTAATTTAACTCCTTGCAGTTTTATGATGTTATCTACCTCATTTTTACTATAAGGAATTAAAGGTTCTTTTTTTCCATTAGTTACTTTATACATTTTTTCTACTGCAAACTCAAAAAGCTTTCTATTAAAATGAGGGCCATAATTTCTCATATAGACAAGCATAGCTTCAGGGTATTCATCATATTGTGTGAAGTTTTCTCTTTTCATAATTATTAAAATTAAAAGAGCAGGGAGTTACCCCTGCTCCCTAGTTTTACATTCCTTTTCTTCTATAACCGTATCTACGATTATATCTTTCTGCATATTCAGGTTCTTCATCTCTATAAGATCTTTCTAAGTATTCCTCTTCATACTCTTTAGAATCTTCAATACAGTCTACAATCATAGCAGCATATTCTTCCATCTTTTTAGCTTTCTCTAAAAGATGCTCTTTATCTTTCTTTGTTTTAAATGATAATATAACCATAATTTTAAAGTTTAGGTGTTTCATTTTTAGTCATTATAGACAACATTTGTTGCATTCCTTTTTGAAGAGCATTTACTTGGTCTTGAAGAGTTTGTATTGCTTTATCATTCTCTTTATTAGCTTTTATAGCTGGGTTTAATTCCTGAATAGCCTCTTCATAATCTGAAATAAGCTTTTTATGTTTTTCTATACTGTTGACAATATTTCTACTATTTTGCAGCATAGAGCTTACATAAGAATTTAAAGAATCTTTACTATCTGCTAATATAAAAGCCTCTTCTCCAAAATCTGCCACAGCTCCATTAGGCACCCCTTTAAACTCTCTCTTTTCTCCATTAATAGAAGCAGTAATATCTACTACCATTTCCATATTAGGATTTAAAGTACTATACTTAGGTCTTGGCAAAGAAACTCTTTCTATAGGACCACTTATTATCTTAGGATTAGACTTTAAATCTAAGATATATAAAATGCTATTTTGACTTAAATTTGAAAACATAGTTAATAATTTTAATTGATTACACAATAGTTCTTGATGTTAATATTAATAAGCCTTTAAACCTATCATTAAATACTGTTATAAGACTAGCTCCTATAAGCTCTGCAGCAGTAACTGGTGTTCCATCAGACAATGTAAGAGATCTGCTAGTACCATTTAAAGTAAGAGTTACTGGTAGAGTTGCAATAGTTCCTGTTGGTATAGTATCATCTATAAATACAGTAAAATAACCTACTGGCTGTATACGTCTAAATCCTAAAGCAATATCAATAGATTCAGTACCTATAGTAGTATTGGTAGAACTAAAATAAGGTATACCACCTGCATTAGTTGTTACATTATTAAAACAATTCATACTTTTACCTCCTTAATCCTTATTTTAGAATACTATATTATTACCAAAACCATTGCCTCCCCAAGGATAGTAATTCTGTCCTATATAAGGAGTAGCATTAGCAGCTACAAGATTAGGCCATTGTACAGGTACTGTATTAGGCTGTTTTGCAGCAATAGAATCTATCTTATCATCTAAAGCATGGAAAGCTGCATTAAACTGCAGAGTCTGCTTATCATTGCTAATTTGATTTCTTAACTGTGTAATAATATCTCCTTGAGCATTGATCTTGTTTTGCAATTCACGCTCTTTAAGGTCACAGAATTCTTTAGTAATAAGAGTATTCTGTCCAGCTATAGCATTAAGAATACTGTTAGTATTTCTATCACTCTGAGTACTTAAAGCATTTGTCTGCTGGCATACTGCTAACTGATCAGCTGCCTCATTCTGAGAAAGCTGAAGTCTTACATCAGCATTGTGAGCTGCTAACTGAGACTGCAAAGCATTAGTCTGATTAGCTATAGCTAAACGATTCTCACAGCAACATTCACACAGCTGTCTTCCTAAAGTAGCATTACCTGCTTGTACTTCATTGATTACCTGAAGACCACTCATTCCTACTTGTGCTCCTATCTCGCCAAGTTTAGTATTCAATATAGCAATGTTATCTCTAACACTGTCTACACTAGTATGAGTGATCTGAGCTAATTGACCAAGAGCATCAGCTCTACCATTAATAGCTTGAAGAATCAAGTCTCTACCTGCATCATTATTAAGCTGATTAGCAAGGAAGCCTACACCATTATTGTTGCCATTAAATCCTCCAAACCCATTACCAAACATGTTAAAGAAAGGCAGGATAAAGGGATACATAAACATCATCCATAATGGGTTGTTGAAACCATTGCCAAAACCTCCATTGTTACCTAAAAGCAGTGCAGTTGTAGCATCAATTCCATTATTTCCTTTTTCAGGAAACATAAAAACTTTACTATCGTCCATAATTTTTAAGATTAATAATTAATAAATAATTTTAGATTGTTACGTAACAATGCAAAATTATGGGAGGTTAAAGGCAATAGTAAACGATGCTATATAAAAAATTAACCTCCTAATTATTAGATAATTAGAAGGTTAATACATTACTAACTTTTAATTTTTAAATCTTTAAATCTTGTTTTCTCCAGACAAGTTCTTTAAATCCTTTTCTTTTTATTCCTTTTGGCAGTTTCCCTTGTTTAATTAAATTATCAAATTTACTTCTTGATATATTTAAATAATTACAGGCCTGGCTTTTACTTAAAGGTTCATTAGCTATAGTTTGAATTATTTCCATAGCTTCTTCCTCTGTAACTTCACATTTATCTGTTTTTAATTTATTTAAAAGATTTTCTAAATTCTTTATAAGAAGGTTTTTAATAATTGCATTACTCATTCTTTTTGAATCTTAAATATAATATAACAAATAAAAATAAACCAGTAATAATTATATACATATTAAATAAGTGCCAATCAGATAAAGGTATACCTATATAATAATCCAAAACATTAATACCAAAATTTAAGGTTATATAATGTAAAAACATTCTATGGTATAAACAAAAATCAAAGGCATAAGAAGATAAATATAAAAATACCAATAATAAAGCAAAAACAATATAAGACAAAATTGGTAAGTCTATATTATTATAGGATAGAATTGTATTCATTAAATATATTCCAGAGATAAGGATAGGGATTATTTTTATTGAATACAATTCTATCTTATATAAAAGTTTACTTTTTAATCTTCTTGATTTTTCCCCCACAGCCATACCTGCGTCTATCAATAGTTACACCTGCTTTTGCTACCAAAGGTTTTGGTCTTCTTGTTTCTTTTGCCATAAAAATAAGTATTTAAAATTAATTATCCAATTTTTCTTATAGAAATTTTTATAGAAGGGCTTCCACTTTGTGTAGATATAGCTTGACCACCTGTCCAGTAAGGAATTACTATGTCTCCTGCTTTAAGTGGTAGATAATAACAACTTTCCATACCTCCATTAGAACTTGATGGGCCCCCCATTAATTGAAATACTCTAGCTTCAATAATAGGAGCTGGCTCTGTAGCAGAAGCATCTCTGCCCACTTTAATAATCTGTCCTACACCCAATCCAGAGGTATAGGAAGAAGACAAAGATACATTGGTATGTAACTCATACACTCCATCATAAGCCACTTGAATACCCTTAATATAAGTATCTCCTCCAACATCCTCAGTATCCACTAAACCATAATAAGAATTCCTAAAATTTTGATTTGGTATTACTACATCAGTTATAGTGGAACCTATTCCTAATACTCTATCTGAATCTATCATTCCAGTATTATAATCTGAAGTAAAACTCCATATAGAATCTGTACTTTCAATTAATTTTATCAGAGTATCTGAATTTAAATTAATTGGATCTGTTCCATCAAATAAAGTAATTCCTCCTGTTTTAGGTACTGCAAAAGCATTGGATCTTTCTTGAGCAGTACCATTACCTACTATAAAGGCATAATCATTATCGGTATCTACTATATTATATGCTCCTATAGCAGTTTGAGCTTCTGCACCAGCGTGTACTATAGTACCTTTACCACCAGCATGAGAGTAAGAAGCATTTGCTTCTGTTGTAAAACCTTCTGCATGAGAAGCAATACCAGCAGCTGTACTTTGAGAACCTTCTGCATGAGAATAGTTGCCAGTAGCATATCCAGAATGACCTTCAGCATGTGCCCATAGACCTTTAACTTCATTCATGTATCCTTCCACATGACCACTATTATAAATTTCATTGCCACTACCTTCAGCATGAGCATATAAAAGAGTATCATCTGTTAGCACTACTTTAGTAGCATCTGATTTTAATGTATGTCCGCTTCCTTCTATATTAGATCTAGTAGTTTTTATAACATCATTATCATTACCAAATATATAATTATAAGTAGCAGTATTTAATGTATTATTGACTCCTGAAACTATATTATTACTACTATTAATAAAGTCATCTTTACTATCATCACTAATAGTACTGTTGATATTATAGTTGCTATCTAACTCCCAACCATTATTATTACCTGAAGGAGTCAGGCTATCTAATGCAGTTTTAATAGTACCACTAGTTAAAAGCTTGCTAGATCCTGCTGTAGGTACACTATCAAAATCAAATAAAGAAGCATCTAATTTATCATCTATTCTATTTAATATATCTTGAACAGAAACTATTTTTTCTCCTTCTACACAGAATTCTATATTACCTAAAGAAGTAGCTCCTATACTAGTAATACCTACACTAGGAGTATATGTATCTAAAGTAATAGGAGTTTTGCCAGAAACTTCTGGTGTTCTCCATGTAGAAACAATTCCAACTGTAGGTTTAGGATTGTTTTGTAACAATTCATAAACAGTATCATATTGACCAGAATAATTTGAGAATGTGCCTATTCCTACAGATCCTAAAACATTATAAACATTTTGCGTTCCTGTTGGAACATAAGCAATGGCCTCCATTACTCTATTTCCAAATGCCATAGTATATCCTGTATCACTGGTGTCAAGACTCTCAGATCCTGAATATATTATATAATCTACAGCTCTTCCTTTATTTCCATAGACATAAGGATTTTGCAAGCTTACTTTATTTTTATCAGTATATAATATATGAGAAACAGTCTGTCCTAATTTAGTGGCTATAACAGGAAGAGAATAACTTTCTCCTATTTCTTCATCAACATCTGCATAAGTTAAATAAATCTCAGGAGACTGCAGTGCTCTAACAGCAGTATTTAAATCTTCTATTCTTTGAGTTTGATAACTTATAGTAGATCCTTGTATATGTATAGCATTGTTTAATTGAGTAACACTTGTAGTTAAACTATTTATAGCAGTACTATTATCTGTTATCTTATTTACAAGATAACTTAAAGAATAGTTATTTAAGTACAGTTTAGTATCATCAAAGTCTCCATTAATATTACAAGCTTTTAAATATAAAGAGTTACCATAATTAGTTAAATCTGTAGAAATACTAACCGCTTTAAAATTAGACTCTACTTTACCAGCTTGCTTAGCATAATAAAGACTTATATCTCTTACAACATTAGATTGAGTTTCTACAAAGCCCAGTTCTATAGCTTTAGAATAACCATTACTATCAGGAGCATTAAAAACATGTTTAATACCTTCCCAGGAATTAGATTCTTCACCTGTCTCTACATCTAAGAAAGGTATAGTTTCTTCGCCTTCCAGTATATTTATATTAGGTATACTTGTAGTAGTAGAACCCTGAGAGAATGTTTTTGCTGAATACATTAAAGAACTACTGCCTGCCTCTATATCTATATTACCTTCACCAAGTAATGATTCTCCATTGATAGTCTTAATATTAGTACCAGACACTAAAGAGTTTTGTTTGTTGCTAAGCAAGGAGTCTGCAGCAGTTTTAGTGTAAAACAGATTATTTATCTGAGTTGTAGACAAACTTTCAGATTTTGTATAGAACAAATTATTAATTTCTCCTTTAGTATAATAATCTACCAGGCTTACTAAACCTCCAATAGGAGACCACTCAGTGCCATTCCAAGAAGTCCACTCTCCTGCTTCTATACCATGCTCAGGACTAGCAGTATTAACTCTATAAGTATCTCCTACTTCTAAATCTGTTTCAGGAAGGTCATCATAAGTATCAACTGCTCCTTTGTATACTACAAGAGAAGATACTTTAGCATCAATAATAGTCTTTAAATTTTCTAGAAATAATGCTAGGTTATTTAAAGTAATTAATTTGAATTCGTTTCCATAATTTTTATCATTAAATAAATTGTTTATATCTGTATTGGAAGCAAAATAAAGGTCAGGCAAACTAAAATCTAAGAATTCTGCATTCTTAAATAGTATATTATTACCTATCAAAGTATCTGTTTCATTATTATAAAATAATTTACTCGTATACTTAGCTTCTGTTTTATTAGTGCTATCTACATCTTCAGCAGCTTGAACTAAACAGTTGCATCCTTCTGAAGGTATGAAATCTTCATCTTCTTCTGCTGGCTTTCCCGCATCTAAAGATTCAGCAGCAACAGTTTTAGAATAAGGAGCAGTTATTGGTCTTTCTGTAGTTTCTCCATTACTGTAAATAGCGAAGTCTATTGTATTAGTACCTTCCTTTACTTCAACATCTGTTACTTTAGTTCCTTCTAAAGAAGTATATAACTCTTGATAAGTTATATTTCTATTTTCTCCATTTTGAACAACAGCAATAGTTTCATCCCCTGTAAAAGGCATATCTGCTTTAGGCAGTTCTGTATCTTTTACTCCAGATAAAGCTAACCTAGCTTTTATTTCTTCTATTTGATCTCTTGTAAACATCATAATTTTATTTATTTAGAAGTGTTAGTATTTCTTTTCTTTAAAGCTGCCCTCTTTATTTCAAGGTCTTCTTTTGTTTTCTTCTCTTCTAATTTTAATCTGTCTTTATCTAAAGATAGTCTAGCATCAAATTGTCTGATAGTTTCTGCTAACTTATCTTTAGCTTCTTGAGAATATTCTATCTCTTCAATACCATCATCTGCGTTATGCTGTATATTAGCTACAATAATCTTGGTATCATTATCTCTTTGATTTAACCTATCTTCATGCTCCATTTTAGCTTGCTCCATTTGTCTTTGTGCTTCCAAAGTCTCTTGTTGAGCTTGCTGTGCTTGTTGAGCCTGTTGGTCTTGTCTTTCTTGCAGCTGTTTCTCATTGTTCTCAATCATTCTTTGCTTTTCTGCAATAGAAGCACTGCCATATAATTTCATTATAGTAGAGAAAGATACTGCTTGATTTTGAAGAGCTGCCTGAGCTAACATATCTAATTTTTGATTAATATCTTGAGAAGCATTGCTGCTATCTACTATTAATCCATAATCAGCTTCTGCAAATTCATCCCCATCAATTTCCATAATCTTTTGAGAACCATTAGACAAAATATAAGAGAACTTAAGTTTCTTTCCTTTAAGTGCTATTTTAGCAGTTTCTAAAAAGCACTCTAAAGCTCTTTTCTTAACATCATCATGAGTAGTAAATATCCACTCAGTAATATGAGAAGACTGTACAGTAGCTCTTTCTACACCTCCCACAGTTTCTCTGTTAGAAACCTGACCCTCTCTCTGTCTTGTAATACCAACAACTTCTGACATTTCTAGCTTTATAAATTCTAGTATATTTATATGTTGTTGTATAGAATTACCTAATTCAGCATCTATCACTCCATTGCTAGCATTATTTAAACCTCCTGCTAATTTACCCATAGAAGCTCCTATATTACCTTCTTTGAATGAGTCTATAACAGCTATGTTGTTTTTCTTAGCAAAATATAACCATTTATCTACTGTCCAATCTTTAGGTACTTTAGCTAAGTCTAGAGTTATAATTTTACCCCAGTTCTTAGCAAGCATTTTGTTAAGTCTATCATGTACCACATCATATAAATAATTATATGGTTTCATCATATCTACAAAGCTGTAAGGTCTATCATCATTCATATTATAAATAGAACCTACTATACCAAAATGACATCTACTAGGGTTAGAAAGTCTATTGTATTGTACTATTCTAGGTCTAATATTTACATATATTTCTTTACCTATTTTAGTACCTTCCCAAGCCTCATTTATATAGTAAATCTCTTCTTCCTCTCCTAAATCTTTATTTAGTACATAGTTTTCAGGGAAGAAATCAAAAGTTTCTTCTCCTGTCTCAGGATCATAATACTTGACTTTCTTAATTTTTCTTTTTGATTTCCAATAGACTTTTAAAACTCTGACATTACCATAAGTATCAAAAGGCATCAAATCATTACCTACATCTGAGAACAAACCCAGTGGATCAAAGAAAAATCCATTATTATTAGAATCTGCACCTAAAGTATCATCTATCATATGGTGATTTATAAAACCATATCTTTCATCTCTATGGCCTAACTCATCAGCTTCTCCTGTAATATCTGGAGCAGATTCTATATATTCTACATCTTTCTTAGTAAGAACATCATAGTAAGCATCTATCACCTGACCAGGAGAAAGATAATCTTCAGTTATTATTACATCTGCATCTTCTATTTTATTTGAAAATCCAGACTTAAATATTCTTATCTTTAATGGGTTTACTCTTTCTATAGTAGGTTCTCCTCCTACTATATCACATTTATAGATTTCTTCTCCCACTATAGCAGCATCCATAAAACCCTTATTAAAAAGAGCTGGTATATTATACTCTTTTTTATAATGATTCAAAAGTTCATTAGCTCTTACTTCTCTAGCATCTTGCCACTCATACATAAAGTAATCTGACATTTTTTGAAGATTTTGCTGATACTCCTCTTCACTTTGAGATTGCTGAGCTACCATTTGTTGTAACTGTCCAAACAGCTGGCTTTTCTTAGCATTTTCTATTTCTGATATAGCGTTAGGATTAGTTACTACTACCTTATAATCAAATACTCTTTTGCTCTCTTCTCCTGATAATACTCTAAGCTTAGAGTTTATTATAGGATAATGTTGTATTCTAGTAGGAGTAGTATTTTCTTTTAATCCTTCAGGATTTAATATCAGCTCTAAGTCCTGCATGTGTAATTTACCATTAAAAAGATCATAGTTGACTCTTTTATTTATAGTAGAATTTCTTACAGGAGCATAATTAAAAAAAGTCTTAGAATCTGCCCATTCTACACAGGCAATCCTCCATATTTTATTTTTGGCTGCTAAAGATAATTGTTGCTGAGGGAATCTACCCTTATACTTGGCTTTAGCATTTGCTACTATATCTGGATTAGTCATAATTTATGATATTCAAACTATTCACAAAAATAATTAAAAAAATAAATAATTTATTTCAAAGAAGTAAATTATTTATATTGCTAAATAAAACAGCTATTAAAAAATAGAATTACCATAATTCCTATTAAAATAATCATCATTACCTAAATAAGAACTACTTTTCTGTTCATAAGAACTAGGGTTTAAATCTCCCCCATACTGTATTATTTTCTCTTCTCTATATAGCATTAATAAACCTAGACTTCTAACTCTATCCACATTTATTTCAGGACTAAATGCTATAAGCTCTTCTAGCAGAGCTCTGTTTCTAATAAAATATAAATTAGATACACTTATAGTTTTCTTTTCTCCATCCTCCTCTACTATAGTAGGCACAGGTTTTAATAACCAATCTTTAATTAAACTATTAGCATAATTATTGACTGCTGCACTAGCATTAACTCCTTTAGCAGAACTTCCCCAAGAACTATATTTAACAAGCTGCTTATCTCTTAAATACTCAGGAGTATCTGCCAGTAAATGAGTACAATTCATTTTACTAAAATAAGCAAAAGTACCTTTTAAGTTAGATTCATATAAACATTTACCATTATAGAATAAACAGAGTAGTCTTAATATCTCATAGCCTTCGTCTGCAAAATTCTGTCTACCAGTATATTCTGCTACTATTTTATCTGTAAATAAATCCATTACAAATACAGACATTAAAGATTTAGACTCTGCTTGATCAAAGTCTACAGGGTCACAAGATAATATATATCTATTGTGGTAAACCTTTCCAGAGCTGTCTTTTTCTGGAAGGTTAAATATCTCTATTGCTCCTTTTGTAGTATTAGCTACACCAAATTTATGTATAGGCTGGTCATCAGTAGGAAAGAATTCTACTTCTCCTGTCTTAGGGTTTTGAGTCAGATTACCTACATAAACATCATCATAAGCATGTGAATCTAAATCTAATTGACTCAACCTCTCTTGAAGAGCTACTGTAGGGAAATATGTAGACTTAACTTTAATAATAGCTTCAGCAGGGGTAATAGGCATTTCTGCTATTACTCTTAATACTGATTGTGGGTTAGTACCATATTTAGCTTTATATCTATTCATTAAAACTTCTACTAAAGCCTTGATAACATCTGATACACCATCTTTATTATAGCAACCTTTTCTATTAATATAAGAAGGGAAGAAATAACCAAATACTTGTTTACCTTGTTTAGGTTTATCATATACATTCTCTACACTATATATATTATATCCTTCAGGATTATATAATAATGTTTTAGCAGACTCAAAATCTGAAGAATCTTCAGCTGCTGTACCTACTAAAAAGGCTTGTCCAAAAGTGTAATCACCTTCCTCTAAACCATACCTTACTGTATCATAAATACTTAAAAGATTAGAGAAAGAACCCATCTCTTCAAAATAAATAAAACCACGCTTACCTCTTAACTTGTCCTCATCATCTTTAGATGATACTCCCATAACAGTATTTAAGGAACCTTTCTTTCTACCATTAGAATCTATATATCCCATCTGCCAGAACATTTCTTGAGAGGAGCTTCTTAATCTTAGTCTAGGAAATTCTGTATTATCTGCTATGAAATTTATCATAGGTTCAAACTTAGAGAGAGTACCATCCTTATCTGCTAAATACTCTTTTTGATAAGCAGTAAGAATAGTAGTTACTCTTTTTCTCATTTCTTCACTTTCTCCTAATATAAGATTTTTAGCCATCATAGAAGCTAAAGTATAAGACTTTGATGCTCCACGTCTAGCTAATTCTATTGCATGTTGTCCTTTATTTCTAGCCTGGTCTAAATAATGAAATCTCCAATAAATTCCTTCCCATATTTCAGGGAAATCCTCTACTCTATCTGCTTTTCTAGAACCTTCTTTTGTTCTAGTAAGCATAATAGGACAGTAGTTCATATACCAATATAAATATCCAGTAACCCACTCTCCATCAGATTCTCTTATATAACCTTCTCTACACCTTCTTTTTTCTTCATTTATCCACTTTTTGTATTCACTGTTAGGATTAGGATTAGGTCTTAAAAAAGTATAGCAGCCATATTTCTGATAGTGTAGAGCAGATGGCCTGAAGTAATCCATATCTTCTAAGATATGTGGATTAGTTATATCTACTATAATCCTGCCTTTCTCATCTTTAGGCAGATCTTTTGCTCTAAGTCTAGAAGGAGATATTAGTCTTTTTATAAACTCTACATTACCTAAAAAATCCAATAATTGTTCTGCAACTTCTTCAGGTAAAGATTGAAGAAGCTCTATAGTAACAGGAGTTTGGTATTTATTTGTAGGTATATAAAAATCTTTATTTATCTCCATAAGTTCCTTCTATTAATTGTTGTGCATTATCTTTAAATATAAGTATTAAATCTTTTAATACACTTAAACTTAAATTATTAAAGGCTTTTTCTTTGTTCTCTTCTGTAATATTTCCTGTATATTCTTTTTCTAAAATTAGTTTTGTTTTGCTCTCCTGGTTATTAACCAAATATACTTTTATATAAATAGTTTTTATAGAGCCTATCTTTTTCTCTACAGAAGAAGCTGATGTTAAAAACCAATGATTGGAACCACAATGTACATCATCTAAGGCCCAATTAAAACTTTGTAATACTTCATTAATCTTCATCTTCTAATAATGATTTTGATTGTGAACCTCTTGCTTTAGCTTCTGCTATAATATCTTTACTTAATGTTCTCTCTGCCTCATCTAAATCTTTTACCAGTGCTGGTATTTGTTTAATTGTAGAAGTAATAGAACTTAAAGTATGTACAGGTTTGTCATTCTTATCTCTTTCATCAAGATCTATATTTCTAAGCATTTCTCTTAGTTTATTTATAGCATATCTAGTATCTTCTAGAAGTCCTGCAGATGCTGGTTTAAAACTAGAGTAGAACTGCATAGCCCTCTCAATAGCAGCGTCTGGTTTCCAATTTTCTTTAAGTCCTAACCCTTTTATTATTTCTGACAGTCTTACTTCTCTATCAACAAGATACTGATAGTCACTTCTGGGATCTTCCATAAAATAAATTACAGCAAGCTCTTGCATTGCTTTGCTTTTATCTTTACTTTTATCTCTATCCCATAAAGCTTTAAAAGGCTGTAGTAGTAAAGCTTCTGGTTCTACATTAACTTGATAACCTGAATAGTTAAATAACTTAATCATATATTTATATAAAATAGCCTGTCGTTTTGACAGGCTTTTGTTTATACTAAAATTTTCTTTTCTGGCACCTGTATTATTTTAGGGGCTTCTTCTGTAAAATCTTCTACTATAAATTCTATATCTTGTTCTGTAAGTAACAAACATTGTTTGTCTTCAAGTTCTACTATTTTAAATCTATAAGCAACTACAGGATTATCTTCTATAACACCATCTTTTAAAGAGCCTGCAGGATGCTTATGCTGAGCATATCTTTCAGGGTTTATCTTAACTAAATCTCCCTCTTTGATATTTCTAACCATATCTCCTACAGCAAGCACCTTCTGGTACTCTTTAATAGAACCCTCTAGTTGTCTATAGAAACCATCTGTATCTACATCCTTATCTGTATACACATCCTTAGTTACAAGAATGTAATTAAACATAGGTTTAATCTTCTTTATCTTTAGCATTTTTACTACTGTATTTATTATACACTTTTATATACTTATCATAAGGACAAATTAATTTACCTAACCCAGGTAAATTATAATTAGTTCTTAATTTAAGAAACTCCTCCTCTTTTATTTTCTCCTTTAAAGGCATTTCTTCTATTGTAGATTTTATATAGAACCAAAATGCTTTATAGGCATTTTCTACTGTTTTGGGTTTTAACCCCAGTTCTATAGCTATCTTATTTATAATACTTTTATCAATCATTCTTTAAATCAAAGAAAAACAATAATTGAAACATAGTATCATCATCCTTTAAATTTTTAGGAATGAACTTAGCATTAATCTTGTTATCTACAATGAATTTAGTACTCTTTAGTTTTCTGAATATTACTCTTAAAAAAGCTTCTGTAATCTTAAGTTCTTCTTTAATAGTATTTTTAGTCTCATCTCCTAATAAGATTCTGTCAAGTAAGGCAGGGTCATTAACTGCCTTACTTAACTTATATCTCTCTTTTAAAAGAATTGCAGCTACATCTTTTTCCTTATTGGTTAAAGAGTGTAGTGGAGTAAGAAACTCTATCCAAATTCTAAAGAAATCTTTTTTTAAAGAGGTAGGAATCCTTATAACATTATTAGGTATTCCTTTTTTATTCATAATTACTCCTTATTAGCTTTTTGGTTTTCTTCCTGAGCCTTCTGAGCAGCTTCTACAGCAGCCTTAACTTCCTCTTCTGACATAGGAGTCAAAAGCTCTTCCAACTTATCTACAGTCTTTTTAATAAATTCCTTAGAGAAAAGATCCTTAAACTCCAGCGCCTTGAAAGCAAACTCAATATCTCTAGAATTCAGAGTAGCTTTCAACATCTGGTTCTCTTTAAAAATCTTGGAAGCTTGCTGACTTATATTATCTGCATAAGCCTTAAGCTGATTGTAGTCAATTTTCTTCTCTTCCACAACTTCTTCTTTTTTAGTATCTGCCATAATTTTTAGGTTTATTGTTTTTATTAGTATTTAAAAAATCTTCACCATGTGTTTTATTATATAATTTTTCCCAATCTTTTATATTAGCTATTCTAATATCTGTATCTCCACACTTATCACAATAAGATGTAGTCACAGAAAGTCTAATTACTTTTAAAGAAAGGCAGTTAGCACAATAATGTACTGGTATTCTATTATATTCTTCTTTATTTATCATTTTTCATATAAAATAATATCACATACTCCCCTAATGAATTTTGAAATATTGTGATGACGTCTTCTCTAGGTATATTCAAACTGTTTACTTTTTGAACCCCTTCAATAAGGTTTTTTGCTATAATAGCATCTAATCGTTTAGACATAATTAAATATGTTTTATGCAAAAATAGTTTTAAAATTACAAACCTGCAAGTAAAATACTACATAATTAAAATAATTATATTATTTTAACTTTTAGGTACATACAAAGTACAGTGGCAAATATCTTTTTCTCTATAGTCACTGCATGGACAATGCTTGTCTACACTGTTATTATGACAAGGACATTCTCCATTATTTTTATCTATCATTTTAATTATGTTATTCACTACAGAATCTTTAGGATTTAAAATCCACCCTTCCTTTCTAAGAATTTTTACCATTGTTTTTAATTTGAGTTTTTATACCAGTTAAAGATTTACTAAGTGCCTTAGCTCTTGCTTCTAGATTATCTACTGTTTTACTAGCAGCTTTTAAAGCAGCATCTAATCTTTTCTTATCTTTAATTATTTCCTGATACCTTTCTAGTGTTCTAGCATCTTCTTCTGCTTGCCACTCTTCATTTAATTTAATACTCATTTTCATATATAATTTTAAATTATTTATTCATTATTTTCTAGTTCTTGATCTTCTGCCGCCCAAACTTTATCTCTAGTATCCATATCCCCTACTAAATCTAACAATCCTATATTACTTGAAGAATTTAAAAATTGATTATTTAAAGCTAAAGAAGATTGTAAAGCATTATTATACATTTGATTGCCTGTATAATCCTCTTGTTGCATTCCTTGATTCTGATTTGTTGCTTGAGGCATAGTAGCTACAGTATTTAATCTTTCATATAAATCATTTACAGCTTGCATACCAGACTGTCTAGCATTTGTTTGTTGTGCTTCTTCTGGATCTGCTTCTGTAATACCTGTTTTGATTTGTATATTATCAGAGCTACCTCCTACTACAGGTTCAGTAGGATTAGGACTAGCTAAATCAAACATATCTGAATCTGAAGAAAAGTCTTCACTCATAGGACTATCTAATCCTACTTTTCCCCAAGGAGTATTTACATAACCATTCTCTGAAACAGGGGTACCTGCATCACCTCTTAAATAAGAAGCATCTCCAGTCCTAGCATATGCTGCTGCTCCAAATAAGTTTCTTTCAATAGCTCTTCTTTTAGGCAATCCTGGTAACTTAGGATCATTATCTTTAGTCCCATACATACAAGCTGCTACATCTGCAGCTATAGCCTTTCCTTTAGCATATTTATTTAATGTAGGTACGACTCTTTTCTTAAATGCTCCACAGCCTATATTATAAGATAAGGAATACAAAGCATTTTTTTCGTCTTCACTTAAAACATCCCAAGTTTCTTTAGGGATAACACTTCTAAATCCTTTTGCTTCTTTCTCAAAAGAATTGTTCACTTTATGAGTATCAGGTGCAGGACTATGCATAGAAGAGCCCTCCCATGTTGCTATTCTTGCTTGAGTTTCTTTAGAAGGCATCCAACCACCTTTAGCACCGCCTTTAGCATATAAATACCCTCCTATACAATATTTATACGGTTCTACTCCTTCTTGAACACCTTTATCATAGAACTTTTTGCCTCTAGTATTCCAATACTCTTGAAGTTGTTTTTCTTTAGATAATTCTTGTCTATTTTGTTCTATAATAGCAGCTCTTCCTTTTTCATTAGTATTATAACTTTGGGGATCTCTAGCATTCCTTATAAAAGCATCTGTCATAATATTATTAGAATAATGAGGTGTATTTCCATTATTTATCTTACCGTGCTTATAAGCATACTCTATATCTTTCTCTGCAGCTATTCTTTGTTCATCTGCTTTTTTAGACTCTTCTTTAGTTAAAGAAAGATCTCCTGATTTCCATGCTTTAGGAAAGTTTCTACCTACAGCAGCTAAATAATCTAGTTCTCCTGTAGTATAATAAGAGTGATTATTTGTTAGGTCATGAGGAGAAAGAAAGAGTCCTCTCTCATCTTTAATACTTTTATGGTAGTCATCTCTACCTAAATAATGAGATTTATTGCCAAAAGAGCTTTCTTGAGATATTAAAGCCAGGTTAGTAAAAAAGTCTGTCTTGCTTCTACCAGTATTTATAGCTACAGAGTCTAGAAGAGATTCAGGAATATCTACTAAATTATTTCTTCCTTTAGTTCTTAAAGTATACTCTTTACCTCCTTCTGATATAGCTATACCTTGTTTAGCATCTTCTTTGTATATTTCAGGATTACCACTCTTACCTAATTTATCATAATTAGGAGAATATACTGGGGCAGAAGCTACTGTTTGAGTGTATTCTTCATCTGTATGGGGATCATAAATAGTTTCTTCTTTTAAATTTAAAGTTCTGTAAGCTTTAATATTAGGATCATAATACTTATAGTTACTTAGTTCTTTCTCTGAAAGTTTTTTACCATTTCTATACCAGTTGGTATTTCCATAAATATCTTTTTCAGCAGTTAATTTACCATTATTTATTGATATAGAATGTATTACTTCTCTTTTAGCTTTATCACTAATTAATTCTTTAGCTTTGTTTATTATATTTTTCTTAGCCATAACTATACATAAAATATATACAAAGATAGGATAAATATTATTATATGATATATTGGAGTTTGTAAAAAACAATAATATCCCTAAGATGAATAAAATTTAATTACTAATTTCAGTACCCCCGTTCTTTTAATACCCCCTAGACTAGATTTACCTGTGCCTTTTCACATATGTATTGGCTCTAGTAAGATACCTTATATAGTAATTATTTCTGCTAATATCGGGGACAATTCAGTTTTTATTTAAAACTTATAACCCGACTTCTGACCCCCTACTTTATATCAAGGGTGATTACTTATACATACTAAGTATTAGCAAGTGCTAAGATAATAAAATTTTTTTAGAAAAAATTTTTTGAAAAAAATTTTTTGAAATTTTTTAATTTGGGATTTACTGTTATGAGTGAGGGATAGCCAACAAATACATCCCCTAGCCTTCGGCAATTGGGATTATATCCCCGCCATTAGTTTTCAGACTAACAGGAACTTAGGGCATTCTTGTTAGTCATTTATTCTGTCCTCGTTTAGCTATGAACGTCATCATAGCAATGGCTTCTGAGATGAAGTCTACAACTATGGCAAATAACAGCCTTTCACGAGTTATGTCAGCTAAGGAGTTCTCAAACAACCATGAGGGTATCTACCTCAAGGAACCTAATGCAAAGGGCCATGTGTTCTTCGCTTGTGGTGATGGAACTTCAGGGTATGTTTCATCTTCAGCTAAGGGAGCTGAGAAGCTGTCTGGTCTTGCAATCTATGAGACTGAGTTTGAGGATGGCAACAAGTTGCTTGTTCTTGGTAAAGAGCAGGTTGATTTGTCTAAGCTGAAGAAGCTTGAGTAATACTCCTTATGACCACCAGTGGGGAAACCTGCTGGTGGTATTATCTTTTAAAACAGGTTTAAACTCCAAGAAGTCTATACATTATTATATATAATTCAAGTCAAACTTTTAAACTTTTAGCAATATGATTAGGATTAAACTTGCTGATGGATTATCAGCTAAAGTGTTAAAAAACACTAAAGGAAACATTGAAGTGTTCTTCTATTTAGAGGGACAGTTTATATTTGCAACTATGCTAAGTGCCTCAGAGTCAGAGGGTTTAACTACTCCCCAACTTTTAGAGGTATGTTGGATGAAGGGGATGAGTGAAGATAATATATTTTAATAACTAAAAAGGTAATACTAATATGAAAAGAAGATATACTATAGATGGCAAAATCTACATCAGAAATAAGTTCACAAAACCAGTTACTAACAAATAAAATCAAACAACTATGAAAGGAATAATTATTATGTTTAGTGCTATTGCACTCATTGTAGCAACAGCTGCAGCTTCAGAGATTTATATACAAAAATCACGAGTTCAGGCTATCTATTCAGTTAGATAGCCTAAAAAATTATATTACTAACAACACTAAAACTAAATAATATGAATACATTAATAATAATAGCAATTATTGCTACTCTTATACAATATGTTATTCTGGGAATCTTGCTTTATGCAAGACTCTCAGATAACGCTACTGTCAAAGACTTTTTTAAAGAATGGGCTTGGCAAATAAAACATGGCAAACCTCTTATGGCAGTAATGATGACACCAGTAATAGGACTAATATTTTATATATCTTATTGTTTGGCAGCATTTATAAATTATTTATATAACGAAATACTAGACAAAAAAATAAAATAATATGAAAAAAGTATTCTTTCTTTCATTCTTTTTTCTATTTTTGCAACTCATTCAAGCTAAAACAATAGACTATAATATATCTCATTGGTCTTATTCTGATGAAACAACAAATGGCTGGTCTGATTGGGAGCTTAAGAATGTAAAAATGTCTATTAATTATGATAAAGCAACTATATATTTTCATCTTAATCCAATATCTAAGTATGAGATAATAGAAATAGTAGACAATGAAACTTATGTTTCTATGGTTGCTACACATGATAATATAACTGTAGAAATAGAAATAAGAAGACTTTCAAGAAGCCTAGCAGAAATGACTATATATTATGGTATAACTGCTAAAGGCACACCATTGGGATTTAGACTTTTAATAAATGACTTACAATAAATAATAACTATGAAAAGATGGACATTAGAAGAGATTAATATTCTCAGTAAAACAGCTCCAAATTGGGAGTTATGTGAACAAACTCTTGAAGGCAGGACTAAAAAAGCCATAATTAAAAAATACTATGAGCTTAAGAACATTAAAAAGGCAGAAGTAATTAAAGAAACTCCTAAAAAAGAATCTTTTATAAAAAGGCTTTTCAAAAAGTTGTTTGTTTAATATATGTGTCATTTTATTTAGTTAGATACCTAGGCATACAAAATGTATGTTCTAGGTATTTTAAGCAGCTATGATGGAATAGGTAGACATTCAGGACTTAAAATCCTGTGGCTCGAAAGAGCCGTGTGGGTTCAAATCCCACTAGCTGTACTATTTTGCTGTCATCGTCTAATAGTTAAGATCTCTGGATGCATACAGAGCAATGCAGGTTAGAATCCTGCTGGCAGTACGATTTTTGTACCATGTTATTACTCACATGGGGGAAAGAAGAAGTAATCAAGTGAGTGAAAGGCTCACAGCATTGTGGGGTGGAGCAGTGGTAGCTCGCCAGGCTCATAACCTGGAGGTCAGTGGTTCAATCCCATTCCCCGCAACTTAATATTTAGTATCCCAATGTAATATGCAATGATTTAAAGTCTCATGCCGAGACATAGAAGAACATTGGGATTAATTACTGATAACTGTGATTACTGCAATAATCATGGGAAACAGTAGGGCTGTTGCAGCAGCTGGTCAGTGCGGGCCGGAGTGAATTATAGGGGTGTCCCCTGTGATTCACTCTTAATTATTATTTTAAATTACGAATATCTTAGATGGGAATTAGTTAAATAAGATTATTATTAGAAGAAGCAATCTAATAGTAATTGGATTAACTAATAAGGTAGCTCGATTGCTTGAGCCTTTCCATCACTCCAACATGAAGAACAAGGAAGGTCCCTAAGACCGTCCTTCTTACTGAATAATGCGTTAGCATGAAAGCAGGTTCGTTGGAGTCAATTGGTTCCATAGCTCAGTTGGTTAGAGCATCTGACTGTTAATCAGAGGGTCGCAGGTTCAAGCCCTGCTGGTACCGCAATTTAATTAATTAATAGAAATGTTTAAGCCAAGGAAAATTAAAATAAAAATTACTAAAAAGGATTAGGGGAGAGCTTCTTTTAAATCTGCATTAAAACAAAATTGTAAAACAATTTATAATGTAGTATGAAAAGAGTTAAAAGGATCTAAAATAAAAGAATCTTAAATTGCTTAATTGAATAACATATAAAGATTAATAATTGGAGCATGGTGTAATGGTAGCACAACAGATTTTGGTTCTGTTTGTTCAAGTTCAAATCTTGATACTCCAACTAAAGCATTGATTTTTAGTTCGGATTTTATATCGAAAGATATAAAAATTAATCTCCTAAAATCTACGATACTAAAGTAGGGCGAAAACAAACCATACTATAATATTCTAATATCAAGGGGGTTTGTAAACGTGTGAGGTCAAAAGGAGATACCTAAATTGGAATTTAGTAAATCAGCGCCGATAAGTCTTTAAGTAGACAGAGGAAGAGAGAATGGAGGTTTACTATCTAGCTAGAATTTCAATATGGTAAAAAGACCTCAACTTGGTCCATTCGTCTATCGGTTAGGACGAGAGATTTTCATTCTCTAAAGAGCAGTTCGATTCTGCTATGGACTACAATTGAATTATCATTTCACTGATTGGTTAGAGGTTAGAGCTATTTTGTTTCATTTTTTCACTGTTATAATCATTATTTAATTATGATGAGAAATGATAATCAAGCTGCTATAATTTAAATGGAAAAATATTTATTATTTACTAAAGTATTTAATAAAAAATCTAAGTTCAAATCTTAGTAGCAGCCCTAATTTCCTAATTATCTTGCTAGGGGTTACCGAATCAGTGTATCATTATTAGATATACAATTCGGTAACCCCATACTTTTTGATACAAAATATTTTAATATATAACATAAAATAAAAATTAGAAGATATGAAAATACAAGACCAACAAACTAAATTTAATTATACAGATATTAAAGGAAAAGTTTATCCTATTTATATAACTTCTATAGGTAGATGTTATATAACAAAATTATCTAGTAAAACAAAGAAAAAATACAGACAATATCTAAAAGAAGAATTAGCTAGAATTATTTGTCAAGAACTTAATGTAAAATATAAAAATATATAACTATGGAAACATTCATGATCATACCAAAAGAAAAAATAGAAAGC